CTTACAGGTGATTTTTGCCGAAAAAAGTGTAAGCACACACTCTTCGCTTTTTGGCGGTTTGGCCTACACTCTGTGTAATGCCCCGCAAAGCCCTGAAACGCAAGGGTTTGGGCCGTATCCATTTCTTATTTACTATCTTTTCCTAACCTTTTTTAAAAGGAAGAAATATAGAAAATAGAGAGGAATAACGTCATTGTAGAAAACGTTCACGCGTTTTTCGCGTAAACGTAAGAGGGGTCTTAGCGGGGGAACCGTTGGAGAGCCGTGCTAGGACTTGCGGCGGGGGGTAAACCTTATAGCGACGTTCACAAAGCTATGAGGTTCACGCAATGATCGTTCTAGGGATTGATCCCGGTGTCACGGGAGCGCTGGCGCTGGTGCGCCTGACACATGACAAAGCGCCCGAGCTCTTGGAGGTCCATGATCTGCCGACACGGGCAATCAAGATGACCAAGCGGACAGCGCTCAGGCTCGATGTCAGGAAAACCCACGACTTGCTTGACGACCTGCTCACAAGATGCGCTTCGAAAGGGGCGGATAGCCCGACCAACGGTCAAGCGGTCGACAGGATCGTTGTCGAGCGGTTGACAGGTGGTCCCGGTATCACCTCAACGACGGCGTTCTCGCTGGGCTGGACGGGCGCCGTGCTTGACAGCGTGCTCACGATGCTAGGGCGGGGCGATTATATCCACGCTTCCCCGAGTGCTTGGAAACGTACATTGCTTGTGCCGGCTGACAAGGCGCAGGCCAAAAAGCGCGCGACAAACCTCTTCGGCTCTGACAAGGGTTGGCCGCGCGAAAAGGATCACAATCGCGCCGAGGCGGCGTTGTTGGCACTTTATGGGGCTGTCAGGAAATAGCGGGCGGTTGTTTCGGTTTTATGAGGGTGATTGTTTCGGTTTTATAGGGCGCGCTCGGCGGGTGCCTTGACAGGCGGCTGACAGGCGCGCCGGCCGCCGCGGGGCTGACAAACTCTAGCGGATTAGTGGATTATGGGGCGCTCGGCGGTGCCCGGTTATACCGAAACCGCGAAAACGGTATAGCCGAAACGGGCAGAGTGGCAGGAAAGGCACCATAGAAGCCCGCCAGCGCGTTTTTAGGGCCTGCCGGCTATCTCGTATCATCCTGACAAGCAAACGCGCGCCAGCGGGCTTCTACGGCGGTTTTTGGAAAACGGGCATAAAAAAAGGCGCCGATTAAGGCGCCTAATTCTCCGCACTGTGAAAGGCCGGCTCAATCTTCCGATTGGAAGCCATATTCTTCGATCATTTCCTGCAGCCAGATTTCGGGCTGGCTTATGTTGCGATCGCTCGCAAAGGCCGGCGCCACAAAAAGCATTTCGTCGGCGCCTAGCACGCGCTGCCAATATTCGGCGCCGTTGGCGCGGTATGTATCAATGTTGTTGTAAGACCATTGCAGCAAGCCGTCCATATTAGCGCCGATTTGATATGTCACGGCGCAATAGAAAAGGCGCCGAGCAACCGACGGTTCCGAAAGGACATGGCAGGCACGTGCCAAATCTAGCGGCGATGTGTCGAGCTTGAACGCGATTGCGCTTGTCGCAAACTTGTTTGCATTGGTCGGACGCGTCGCGCAAGCAATGTAGAGATTGACCGGCCGCATAGCGGAAAGCACGCGCACAAGCGCCAGCAAACATGAGCCGCGCTTTTCAAGCATTGCTGCAGAAATCCCGCCGCTGCTCGTCACGTCAATAACAATATTGAGCGGCGGAAGCTCGGTTTGTACGCGCTGGCGCCGACGCATATTCAATGGCTGGCCAGCCAGAAAGGCGGGAACATTCGGCGTTCCGCCGGTGATAGCGTCGACGTTGCGGAAAGCGTGCGACGAGAAATTGAATTTATCTTCAAGCGCCGTGACATACTTGTCAGATGCAGCGACGCGGGAAAGATCGCCAGTGCGGCAGAGCCGCGCGGCCGTGTCGTAATTGTGTTTGCCGGACCATGCGCTTTGACCATGGTTATAATCGCCACGCGCGGCGCTGGAAATTGCCTGCACGCTGTCAGTAAATTCTGACAAGCTGTCAAATATGGTCAATCGATCGCGTTGCCCGTGCCAAGCGCTGCCGGCAAAGGCGGGTGCATCGAAGTCATGAGTTACTTTAGCCATAGCTGAAATTTCCTTCGCTTGTGTGTCGCGGCGCTTCAATTGGCGCCTGAATTGTCTTTTACACAAATCAGGCGCCGTTAGCAATGGCCTAGCGGCCTTCAACAATGCGCTTTTGATCGTCCGAAAGGCCGGCAAGGTATGTCAATTGCGCGGCGCGATCGAAGGACATGCCGGCCGCAATAAGCGCGGCGCCGGCTTGAGAATGGCGCGGATCAATCACAATCTTGACGCCGGCCGATTGTGCCCGTGCCCGTGCGGCTTGAACGCGCTTAGCCCACTCGACATTGCCCGAAATGGCTTGCTCAAGCGCAATGTCATATGTCCAAGCGAACTTGACAGGGAAGCGTGACAGAAATGCAGCGTCGATTTTGGCGCGGCCGATAAACTCGGCGGTTGCGCCTTGCCCGAATGTGTTTGCGGCGCCGATGCAGATGAAATCTTTATGGCGACGCACGGGCTCGGCGCTGTCAGGGAAAGCGCAAACACCATTGGCAAGCGCGGCATTCAAAGCCAACAGAGCGGAGTTGTCGGACGCGTCGACTTCGTCAAAGAGGTAAAGCCCACCATGCTCATATGCCTGCCGGAAAGGTGTTGTGTGATAGTGGCCGGCAGCGTCGACAAAACCGACGAGTTCATGCGACATGGAAAGCGCGCCATTGAAGAAGAACGTGATACCAAGCGCCTTAGCGCATTGCTCGGCAGCGTGAGTTTTGCCCGATCCAGTAGGCCCCGCAAGCCAAACATTCGGCGCAATGCCATTGGCAGCGCGTGAGCTGACAACTGTCAGCAAGTCAGCGAAGAGCGGGTGCTGCATCCCTTCGCTTTTCCATGTCGAGTTGTCAGCGCGCGTCAATTCGATCCTGACAAGCGCCGTGCCTTCAAGCGCGGCCGCAACCTTTTTGGTTACAATGGCTTCAATCTGCGCCTCGTCAATTGACGGCGTGAGCAAGGCGGAAAGCGCGGCAAGCGCTGCATTCTTGTCGGCAGGAATGGCTGTCACAGTCTTTGTTTCCTTTGTGGTGGTTTCGGGCAGGAAGTCATCGTTATCGGTTGCTTGCTCATGGCCCCAAGCGGCGCCGTCATCTGACAGCACAACTTCCTTTTCGGGCATGGCAGCGATCACGCTCGCAATGTTGATATTGAAGCGCGCGGCAATCTCGAGGCACTTGGACGACGTCAAATCAGCGGACGTCATATTATTGTGCGCGGCGCGATAGGCATTCCAATCGGCGTGCGCGGTGATTGCGCGGCGAACTGCAGTGCGTTGCTCGGCAGAGAGTTTGAAGGCGTTCATGTTGATTTCCTTTCGGGCGGAGTGAGTGGAACCGTCTAAGCGCGGCGCCTGATTTGTCTTATACACAAGTCGGGGAAAGCCTGTCAAGCGCGGTATTGCGACTTGTCAGCTATTATTGCGCGGCGCAATGATGATTGCGATTGGCACAATGCGTAATGAGCATATGCCCGACAAGTGAGCAAACGCTCACGCTTTCACGCTAACCTATTGGTTGTCATGTCCGATCGTAAATTGACACGCAATGAAGCGCACCAAATCCGTGTCAAGCAATTGCTCGCCGACGCGGCGCCGCGCTTGATTGCTCGAATGCTAGAGCTCGCCGCAAGCGAGAATGAAAGCGTTGCGCTGCAAGCCACAAAGGCATTGCTCGATTATCAGATTGCCAAGCCGAAAGACGTGCAGCAAGTCGAGCATAAGGTAACAAATGCCACGGCTGCGCAGTTGTCAGCGCTTGCCGCGATGGCTAAGCCATTGAATTCATTACCTAATCAGCAACATAGTGGTAAACTACCAATTAACCACGCGACAGTGATCGAAGGCGAAGCCGTGCGCGTGGCGCCTGACAGCGACGCTGACAGCGCCTGACAGCGGCCGAGACCCCCCCCGCCCTCCCCTCGGGGCTGGGGGCAGCGCATATATCTGCACCCTGTCTTTATACGGGAAAAAATCTGAGCCATGCGTAAGATGTCCGACGAAGAGATTTTGAGTTCGCCGCCGCCGAAGCAGAGCGAAGACCCCGCTGCTTATCACCGCTGGTATCGCGTCAAGCGGCGCCACGAAAAAAAAGTGCGGAAAATGCAAGGCGATGAGCTTGCAGCAATCGCCCTCGAGAAACTTGAGCAGACCCGCCAAGAAAAAAAATCCCAAAAAATTGTGGAGGCCGCAACCGAGAGCGTGCCGGAAACAAGCGCGCCGTCCGGCGAGCCCGTGCCCGAGCCCGCGGCCGAAGAGGCACCGCCGCCGCCCGTCGGCTCTGACGACGTGGCCGCCGCGTTCAAGAGTTTCATTGACGCCTACCGTGACAAGCCTGTCGAGTTCGTTATCAACGTCCTTGGAGCACAACCCCTACCGTGGCAAGCCGACTTTCTGAACGCCGTCGCGCGCGGCGAGCGCCGTATCTCGATCCGTGCTGGACACGGTGTTGGCAAATCTACTGCGTGCTCATGGGCGCTTATATGGTTCATGCTGACACGCTATCCGCAGAAATCAGTCTGCACGGCGCCGACCGCCAGTCAGCTATACGACGCCCTATTCGCGGAAGTGAAGCATTGGGTAGGAAAGCTGCCCGAGGTGCTGCGCAATACGATCGAAGTCTTTTCCGACCGCATCGTTCTCAAGGCCGCTCCCGAAAGTAGCTTCCTGTCAGCGCGCACGTCGTCGGCCGATCGCCCCGAGGCGATGGCCGGCATTCACTCCGAAAACGTGCTCCTGATCTTTGACGAAGCCTCGGCCGTGCCCGAACCCGTCTTCGAGAGCGCCGCAGGATCGATGTCAGGCCACAACGCCACGACAATCCTGATCGGGAACCCAACCCGAAACTCGGGCCTATTCTTCCTGACGCATCACCGCTTGGCTTCCGAGTGGTACACGATGCACGTCTCCTGCGTTGACAACCCGATGGTCTCGCCCGACTTCGTCAAGCAGATCAGGGACACTTACGGGGAGAATTCCAACGCGTTCCGCGTCCGCGTTCTCGGCGAGTTCGCCCTCAAGGAAGACGACACGCTTATCCCCGCTGAGCTCGTTGACAGCGCGCGCACCGCGACGTCGTTCCCGATCCCAACCAGGATTTGTTCTACGGCCTCGACGTCGCCCGCTTCGGCGATGACAGGACCGTGCTCGTAAAGCGCCGCGGAAACACCGTCTACGAGCCCAAGGCGTGGAACGGCTTCGACCTGATGGAGACGACAGGCCGCGTGGTCGCAGAGGCCCGTGTCGACAAGCCGGCTGTCATCATGGTCGACAGCATCGGCCTTGGCGCTGGCGTCGCCGACCGCCTGCGCGAGCTCGGCTTCAATGTCAGGGACGTCAACGTCGCCGAGAGCGCCGCCATGAACCCGCAGGCGGCCAAGCTCCGCGATGAGCTCTGGCTGACTGTCAAGGATTGGCTCGCGGCTCGCGCCTGTCATATCCCGATGAATGACGAGCTGCGGCAAGAGCTCGTTTCCCCAACCTACACCTTCCTGTCAAATGGCAAGCTGAAGGTCGAAAGCAAAGGTGAGCTCAAGAAGCGCGGAATGCGCTCCCCTGACATTGCCGACGCCCTTTGTCTGACATTCGCCGGCGAGGGTGCCCTGATCGCCGGCCGCGCCACCCGTTGGGTCGCCGGCCAACCTCTCAAGCGCAACATCAAAGGTGTCATCTGATGGCTTCGCCGATCATGAAGTATTTCGAATACGAGCATCTGCCGCCGCATCTACAGGAAGTGAGCAAGCCGATCGGCTATCTCGCCCAAGCACTGGACGCCGAGCTGCCTGACGGCCCTGAGAAGTCGGCGGGTCTGCGCAAGCTGCTCGAAGCCAAGGATTGCTTTGTACGCGCGAGGTTGTCATGACCACCATTGCCTATCGCGCCGGCGTCCTCGCCGCTGACACCCGTGCCTATGGCGGCGATCGCCGCCCGCTCGGCCAGAAAACCAAGATCAGGGCGCTCGAGAGCGGCGAGCTGATCGGTTGCAGCTCCCCCGTGCCGGGAACCGGCGAAGCTGTCATGGACTGGTACGCCAGCGGCATGACGCCGAAGCATCGCCCAGACGTTGAGCAAAACTTCACCTTCATTGCTGTCAGCCCTGACGGCACCGCCCGTGTCATGGTCGACAGCTTCAACCTGACAGGCCCGATCGTCGCAGAGTTCTTCGCCATCGGTTCCGGCGAGGATTACGCGCTGGCCGCGATGTCAATGGGCGCCGATGCCATGAAGGCCGTCGAAGTCGCGGCGATGCACGACGTCTTCACTTCCGCGCCGTTCATGTCGTTGACGCACAAGCAGAAGAAGCTCCCCTCGCCCGACGGTGACAAGCAGCTCGATCTGCCGCTTGACAAGGGGAAAGTTGTCAAGCTCAAGCCCAAGTAATTGTGGAAAACACAAGCGGGTGTTATTTCTTGACAATTAACTTGCGCGGGGGTTGACAGATGGCCGACAAGCTGCCGAAGAAACCGAAGGACGGAAAGAAGATGTCGGACACCGACATTTCCAATTTCCTGTCGTCGGCGATCCTCGACGCCGAGGATTACATTGACAGCAACATCGCCCCCGACCGGGAAAAGGCCACCGAATATTATCGCGGCGACCCCTTCGGCAACGAGGAAGACGGCCGCTCCCAAGTCGTCATGACAGAGGTCCGGGACGTGGTGCAAGCCATGCTCCCGAGCCTTCTGCGCGTCTTCCTGTCAACCGAGAACGTCGTTGAATACGCCCCGCGCCGTGCCGATAGCGTCGCGCTCGCCGAGCAGCAGACCGATTACATCAACTACCTCTTCTACGTGAAGAACCAAGGCGCCCAAATCCTTTACAGCGCCTTCAAGGACGCGCTTGTTCGCAAGACCGGCATTGTCAAGTGGTACATCGAAGAGAAGAAAACCGTCACCGAGGAAAAATTCACGAACCTCACCGACGACGATCTTACCTCTCTGACCCTGAACGACGATCCCACCGAAGAAATCGAAATCACCGAGCTTAACGAACTCCTTCCCCCCGGCTTTGACAGCCTCGACGCCGGCGGCATTGATCCCGCCGCCGAGCCTGAGCCCGCGCTCTATTCGGCCACGGTGCGCCGGACGGTGACGAAGAAAGAGCTGCGCGTCGAAGCCGTGCCGCCGGAAGAGTTCCTGATTGCCCGCAATGCCCGTGACATCGAGACGGCGGACTTCGTCGGCCACCGCAAAGACGAGCTTGTCAGCAACCTTGTCGCGATGGGCTTCGATCTGGATGAAATTCTGGAACACGGCAACGCCCGCCCTGTCATGGAACTCAATCAGGAAAGTCGGGCGCGCAATCCAGCTCTGGCAGCGAAGGAAGTCACGGACACTTCCAAGCTCGACCCGAGCATGTTGCGCGTCAAGTATTACGAGAGCTTCGCCCGCTACGACGCCGATGGCGATGGCGTTGCCGAGCTGCACCGCGTGTGCTCCATCGGCGATGCCGGCGACTACGTGCTCTATGACGAGGTTGTCAGCACGATTGACTTCGCGCTGTTTTGCCCGGACCCGGAACCGCATACGGCGATTGGCTATTCCGTCGCCGATCAAGTCATGGACCTGCAAAAGATCAAGTCCAACATTGTCAGGAACACGCTTGACAGCTTGGCACAGTCGATCCACCCCCGCACGGCCGTTGTCGAGGGGCAAGTCAACATGGATGACGTGCTCAACACCGAGGTCGGCGGCGTTATTCGGATGCGGACCATCGGCGCCGTGCAGCCGCTTGACACGCCGTTTGTCGGGCAGGCCGCGCTGCCGATCCTCGCCTATCTGGACGACACGCGGGCGCAGCGCACGGGCATTTCCCGCGCCACGCAGGGGCTCGACGCCGACGTGCTCCAAAGCACGACCAAGGAAGCCGTCACCGCCACCGTCACGGCCGCCGAGGCGCGTCTCGAAATGGTCGCGCGCATCTTCGCTGACACGGGGATGAAGCAGCTCTTCAGGGGTCTGCTCAAAACCGTCGTCCAGAACTTCGACCGCGAGGAAGTTGTCAGGCTGCGCGGCAAGTGGGTCAACGTCAATCCGCAGGGATGGGACGCCGAAGCCGACGTGATCGTCAACGTCGGGCTCGGGCTCGGCGACCGTGCCGAAAAGGTCGCGGTGCTGACGTCCATCGCGCAGAAGCAGGAGCAAGCCCTGCAGTTGCTTGGGCCGCAGAACCCGCTCGTAGACCTGTCACAGTACCGCGCGACGCTCGGGAAAATCCTAGAGCACGCCGGCCT